GCGCCGGAGTGGCTGCCTGACCGAGGGCGAGGGTGCCGTTGCCACCGAAGATCAGGAGCTCTTCCTGAAGCATGATGGCTTCCAGACCGGTCCGGCCGGCAACGGCGCGGACGTCGATCAGGTTCTGCGCGGCGTACTGCGCCTCGAAGTCGACGTTGGTCTCGAGACCGATGCCCTTGTAGGCCGCAGTGTAGTCAGCGGTGCTGACTGCCTGCACGCCACCACGGTTTCCACCGCTGACGCCGATCTGGAGGTTCTGGGTGTTCACCCCGGTGACGGCGCGCCAGTTGGCCTGGATGCCGCCGCGACCGCTGACGCGCGGGATTTCATTCCGCAGCGGAGTCAGGACCGGGTAGAGGAACTTCGCACCCGGCTCGAGGTCGTAGAAGGTGAGGCCCGACGTTGCCGAGGCCGACTGGCTGAAGGTGCTCTTCGCCAGCGCTTCGGGCAGGTGCGGGTCAGCGATGCGCTGCGACTTGCGCAGGGCGTCCATCAGCTCCTGAATGTTGTCCATGATTCAATACCCCCATGGGCCTTGGCCCGTTGACGAGAGGGCCATCCTGGCCCGCTCACTGGTTGATACACTGCAGTCATTAACTGGTCTGCCGTCGCCGGTGGACCGCCTTCAAAAAGCCCCCGTCGCCGGGCGCTATGCCTTGTGCCCCCCGGCCGACATCGAAGCGCGCAGGGCTGCCTCCGCCAGAGTCCGGCGACCGGCCTCCGTCTTCTGCAGCTCGGTGATGAGCGTCTCTGCCTTCGCGAGGTCGACGTCGTCGGCACCGCCATTGTCCGCCGACTTCCCGATCACGTGGGTGCGGGGAGCCATCGGAGCGGGCTGTGCCTTCAGCGCCGTGATCTGCTTGCCGAGGTCGGCGATGCCGTCAAGGGCCTTCGTGACCTCGCTCTCCAGCTCGGTGTTCTTCTCGAGCAGGTGCTTGACCACAGGGTCCTTCTCGGCGCGCTTCTGGAGAGCGTCCGGCTCGAGGGCCTTCTCGGCCTCCTCCGGAGTCGGGCACTCAGCGCCCAGCTCGACCGTCTCGTCGTGAATCTTCTGCACCGAGGCCGCGTCCTTCTTGGAGTTGCGCGCGCCGACCTTGGCAACGAGCTCCTCGTCCCCGAGCACCGTCTTGGCGAGATCGCCCTGAGCAGCGTTCTCGACGAAGATCTCCACGACCTGCTCCTCGGGCAGGTTGGCGAGCGCCTCGGCGATCTCCTCCTTGCACATGGCGAGGGCAGCGTCGCCGAGCGAGCGGGCGATGTCCGCCAGCTGTCCCGGGATGGGCGAGTTGTCGCCCTCGTAGTCGGCCTCCCAGGCCGCGTCCGACTGGAGCGAGATCACGCTCTGCAGGACACACAGGGACTCGCGAGCGCTGTAGAGGCCCTTGGCCACCAGCGTGTCGAGAGTGCCGACGGCAACGTCAAGGCCCTCGGTCGGCGTGAACTTCTCGACCTGAGTCTCCTCGGCCGGGGCGTCCTCGCCGGCAGCCGCCTTCAGCGCTGCCTCGACCGGGGTCAGTGCGACGGCCGGAGGAGCGTCGATCGTGGCCTCGTGGGCCACGGCCTCGTCGCACTTGGCGAACGTCTGGCCGTCCGTGGTCTTCCAGACCTGCGAGAGGCGCTCGCGCGCCGCCTTGCGGGCCTTCTCGGCGTCAACCTCTAGCTCGCCGCCCGCGCCCTCGCCACCGACGTCGGTGTCCTCGACGGGCTCTCCGCCCACAGGTGCAGGGTCGCCGGTCGCGGTCTTCTCGGCGTCGCCCTCACCACCAGCCGGGCTCGCTTCGATCTCCGTCGAAGCGGCACCATCTTCGGATGCGGACTCCGCTGGGGCCGGTGCGGCGGATGAATTTCCCACCTTCTCGGCAATGAGCGCGTCGCGCGCCGCACCGAGGTGGTCTGCCCACTTCGTCGCGTCGCCTGCAGCCTTCGCCATCTCCGTGGCGCGAGCCGCGATCTCCTCGTTGGTCGGGTCCATCACAGTCTCCTTGTTGAACTTGCGGAGCTCGACAGAGCCGTCCGCCTTGACGTATTCGAAAGTTGCGCCGGGAAGGCACGGGAGGTCAACCAGCGAGACCTCGACGGGGTCACTGATGTACCGCGTCTTGGTGTTGTCGTCTGGGTCCTTCCACCGCTTGACGTAGCGCCCGCCCTGAGAGAAGCCGGTGTACACGCCCTCGAGGACCTTGCCCCACTCGCCATCATCGACGACCTTGGCCGCGATCTCGACCGACTTGTTCTCGTCGTCCATGATGAACTGCGTGAGCTTGCCGGCAGCGATGGGCTGGTGCATGGAGCGGAGGTTGCCGAGCGACTTCCCGCCGCTCGTCTTCTCGGCGTTCTCGGACCACTTCTCGAAGTAGGGCTTCGAGCCGTCATAGTCCCAGATCTCGCCCGAGCTGTCCTCGGCCTCGAAGGTCATCTTGCCGTAGACGAGCCGGTTCTCCTCATCGATCTTGCAGATCGGGATGAAGATGCGCGACAGCGTGTCCGACTGCTGGCCCTTCTGCTTGCTCACTCCTCACCCTCCTCAGTCTCGGCCCCGGTCTCTTCGTCAACCGCGATGGCGACCACGGCACACTCGCAGTTGGGATGAGCCGGAACGGTGTCGTCCCCCGATGGGAACGTCTCGTCCAGATCAATGTTCCCAGCCGCTGCGTTGTCCTGGCAGACCTCACACGGTTCAGGCCCCAGTATCCATGCCTTCTGAAGATTAACGCCAGCGTCCGCCGCCTCTCGCATGGAGCTCATGGCACTGTCGGAGTTGGCCATGGCGATCTCTGTGCGAGAGACCATCTCGGCCCGCGCCGGGCTGAAGGCATAGCTGCTCTCGAGCGCCTCGATGATGGCGTCGGAGCCGATGTTGTCCTCGAGGCCACCCGCGATCGTGTCGCGAATCATGGTGCGGGTCGTCTCGTCGATGGCCCACTTGGCATCGGGGTTGTCGATGATGGAGCCGTCTGCCAGGACACGCTTGCCGACGAGCTCGGCCGACCGCTCGCGCGCGTACTCGACCGCGCGCTGGTTGACTCGGTCGACGAGCTCCTTGTTGTCGGAGACGCCCAGCTGGGCGAGGACGGTGCGGCTCGTGTCCTCGGCGATGGCGAGTAGGTCGGCGTAGGATGCGTCAATGAGGGCGTCGAGCCCGTCGAGGTTCAGGGCAGCCATCACGGCGTCGATGATCTGCTCGTCGTCGGCCTTGTGGACACCGTGGGACTCCAGCGCCCGCGCCACCTGCTCGGTGACGCTCTCGAGGACGTCTCCGAGGACCGTGGCGACGCTCTTCTGGAGCGACCGGCGTATGCGCCGGGCCTTCGGGCGCAGGGGCGATGTGTTCGGGACAGCGGCCTTCTGGAGGGTGGTGGACGACGACTTCTCCGTAGAGCCGCCGCCGTCCTTGCCCCCCGCCCCCGAGCCGCCACTCTGGGCAGAGTCCTTGCCGGGCTTGGGCTTGGGCTGCTTGCCGCCCTTGCCCGGTGGTGTGTTGTTGGGGTCGTCCTCCTCCTCGCCCGGCTGGGGCGGGGGAGGCGCAACGGAGCCGTCCGGCTGGAGACCCATGCCGGTGAATGCCTCGATCATCTGCTGCTTGAGCTTGATCTGCTCGTTCGGGTCGATCGGCACGAAGGAGCCGTCCACGGCGAAGGAGCCGAGCAGGTTCGCGAGCGGAGAAGGGTCGGGCTCCAGGCCCAGCTCTTCCCTGATTTCGTTGATGGTCTTGAGCTTGCCCAGCTGCTGGTTGTGGATGTCGGAGAGGACCTTCGGGTCCATCTCCTTGTCGTCGTTCCACTTGAACTCGAGCTCGGTCTCTCCGAACTGGTCGATGAGGATGCTGTCGTGCAGCCCCTTGATCCAGTTCATGATCGGCGCCATGCCGTCTTCCTTGGCCTGGTCCATGGCGGTCTGGGCAGTCGCCTTGTTGACCTCCTTGACCAGCGCCTGATGGCTGACACCGAAGCAGAAGCAGATGACGCGCGCGAGCCACTCCTCGGCGTGGCCGAAGATCTCGGCCTCCTTGGTGGGGACGTAGGACTTCGCGACCTCGCCGGGCACGAACTTGGCGGAGCGGCGACCCTGCAGGTTTCCCTGCAGCATGCTGTCGAACCAGTCCTGGAACTGCTTGATCTGGTCGGGCGTCCACGTGCTCGGTACGCCGATCAGCGAGTCCGGAATGTTGCCGTCCGTGAAGTACGCCAGCTGCCACATCTGGCGGCGCAGCGCGATGTTCACGGTCATGATGATCTGCTCGACCGGCGAGAAGCCGTAGAGCTTGTGCACCCGCATGTTGCGCGGGCGATAGACGAGGTCGAGCCTGCTGTAGTTGACAGCATTCATGCCCTTCAGCACCTGCTGATAGGCGCAGAACGGCGGCTCGGGGATGCGGCCCCACTCGTCGATGACCCTCTTGATCGTGGCACCGTCGACCTGATCGAGCGAGTACACCTCGCCGCCGAGGGTCCGGCGCACGTGAATGGCCGGGGCGTCGATGACGAGGAGGTCCTCGAGAACGGTCCTGATCCAGTCGCCCCAGAACTGGTCGCGGTCCGGCCGCATGAACAGGTCCGTGTACTTCTTGGCCCGAGCGGCGAGATCGCCCTCCAGCTCCACATCGTCGTCCTTCGGGACGATGGCCCACGTGAGGCGGCTGATCTGGTCCTTGCGCGTCTCGATGATGATGCGGAGGAGATCGTGGTTGTCGGCGAGAGCCCGCAGATCGTCGAAGCCGACGGCCTCATACTGCCTCGGCTGCTGCAGCATGTTGACGCCGGGGATGTAGTCGAGCCTGCGTCCTGCCACATCGGGCGGCGCTGTCGGGTCAGGCGGCTGGCCCGGCCCGAACCACCCGTTCGTGTCCTTCATTGGCTGATTGGGTGCCTCGATCGGTCGAGCGAGCGGCACCTGCCGAGCGCCCGCGTTCTCTGGGCGAGTGCCGATGCGCTCGCGGACCGCCGCTGACATCGCCTTCCAGAAACCGGCCACTAATTCGTCTCCTCGGTGACTGGGTGGGTGTAGCCTGCGCGCGTTAACGGCTCGACGTCCACTAGGTGGACATGGAAGTGGCCGTCAGGCTGCAGAGTGTACATGTTGCCGAGCATCCCGAACACCGTGTTGCTCGTCGAGCCCTCCGGCGGGATGAGACGGACGAGCTCTCCAGTGGTCGGCTGGCCGAGGCCCTGTTGTCTCGACTCCATCGCCTTCTTGTGCTCGTTCGACTCCTGGCGGTAGAAGTCCTGGACATTGAGCCCGGCGTCGTCGTTGAGCTTGAGGTGCGTGATGGCCCAGACGAGGGCGTCGACGCGGTCCGGCGAGTAGCCCATCCGCTTGCGGTCGAAGTTCGCCGTGAACTCGCACATCTGGTCCTCGAGCGTGGCGTGGGTGCCGACATGGCTCACTCGCTTCTGCTCGTACAGCGCCGAGACCGGCTCGGCTCGCGTCACCTTGCCCCGGCTGGCCCAGACGGCCTCGGTCGGCACGAAGTCGCTGCTGCGCTCTCCCTCGTCCCTGAGCGCCTTGGCGGAGGTCACGACGGTGTGGCGAACCATCTCGCCGCCCTGATTGGCCTCGTAGATGACTCGGTCGGCCTTCCACTCATCGTAGGCCCGGACAACCGCCGCGCCCCACTCGCCCGGCGTCGCCCCGGCGACCGTGCAGTCTGCCAGGACGTAGGCCCGCCCGTCGTCGCCCAGCGCCGCCACGACAATGCCGCACTCGTCCCCGACGTTGTCCTTGGTCGGGTCCTTGTCGTCCTCGCCCAGCCCACCGCTTGCAGGGTCAACGCCGACCACGATGCGGACGAGGTTGACGGTGCGGCCGTCGTTGAGCGTGATGACTCCCTTGCGGACCATCTCCTTGATGCGGAGCTCGTCTATCAGCGTCCGCTGCCAGAGCGCGCCGGGGTTGTCCGTCAAGATCTCCGCGTGGAGCTCCTGTCGCCCGAGCCTCGTGCCCTCGTACCGCTTGAGGATCTTCTCGCGGAACAGTCGCGGCAGGTTGTCCAGGTTCGCGTAGGTCGAGACTGGCTGCACCCGCGTCGTCTCGTCGGCAACGATCTCCTTCAGTCGCTTGAGCGGGCGCGGCGTCGTGGTCGCCACGATCCGTGGGGCAGGGCCGAGGCGAAGTCCCATCAGGAGGTTGTCGAGCGTGTCGTCGAGGTAGCGCCATGCCGCGAGCTCGTCGCACCATGCCCGGTGGTGCTGCGGACCGCGAAGTCGGTCAGGCTCGTCGGCGCTGTATCCCTGGAACATCGACCCATTCGTCAGGGTCAGCACCATCTCGCCCCGGTTCCAGTTGGCGACGAGGGTCGGGGGAACGCGCGCTATCAGGCCAGACTCGCCCTCGAAGCAGGTCTTGCGGCAGTCGGCGTTGGTCGGCGCGACCACGGCATAGCGGCAGCCCGGATAGAGGAAGCCGTACCACCACGCATCCTCGGCGCCAGTGCGAGTCTTGCCCGCACCACGGCCAGCCATCAGCAGCCAGAAGAACCAGTCCTCGCGCCACTGGCCGACCTGATCAGGAGTGCATGTGCTGGGCGGCTGGGTGCCGATCTGCTCCTCCCTGCACCGCCCGGCCTCGAAGTCCGCGCGACTGTACGGTGGGGCGATGTGGTCGGGCAGCCACTTCTCCGACGGAGGCATCTGGTCCTCTCGTCCCTCGACGCCCTTGCCACCCTGCAGCCACAGGGTGCGCGCTGCCAGTGCCTCCTGCTGCATGAGCGGCAGGGCGGCGACCTCGGACTGCGTCTGCAGTCGCTCTATGACGCGCTCAGCATGCCCCACGGTTCGGTCTCTCGAACTGGCGCTTCACCTCAAAGGTGTTCTGCACGCCCACCCGACGACCAACGATGAACAGCGTCCAGGTTCGGGCGCTGTGCTGTCTCTCGCAGCGGAAGCCATGGATGTAGCGCCGCGAGCGGAGGACGACGCTGCCGGCTCTCAGCCGACGCTCGCCCCACGGCGTGAACTCGGTCAGCTCCCCACGGAGCACGATCGTGATGGACCACCGCTGGTGGTCGTGCATCTGGGCATCCTCGTGGGTGCGCCAGTGGTGCAGGAGTGCGTTGCAGGGAGCCCAGCGCGGCAGGGGCCAGTACACCTTGGAGCCGTCCTTGGGCGTGTGCTCGTCGAGGAAGAACGGAGCGTAGCGCCGGGCGACGACCTGACGGTCCTCCGAGCGCCAGTCGGCCTCCTTGTGAGCGCGCCACTGGACGATGCTCACGGGATAGTTCCCGCGATACCTCTTGCCCTCGGAGTTGGTCTTGTAGAAGACCTTCCTCCGGACCATCCACATGATGAGCGCTCTCACCAAGGAATGCTGCCTCCGGCGATCGCCAGCATCCACAGTCCGCAGAACACGAGCACGATGGTCAGGACGGGCGTCCCGATGGCCACCGTGCCGAGCGTCACGGCCCCGGCCCAGTAGAGCAGGAGCATCAGTGCCAGGACCGCCACGAAGGCGATGCCGAACAGGTCCCACGACTCGCGGAGGAAGATGCGGAGGGCAGCCATCAGTCGATCCTGTTGAGCTTGTCCATGACGTCGTCCATCGACGAGTCACGGTCGGCGTTGTCGACAGGAATGGCGTTCCGGGTCGCCCGGCCGAGGGCCGCGACCTTCTCCCGCTTGTTCCTGCCCATGTCCTCTTGTGCGAGCTTGTTCATACTGCCTGACTCCCAAGGCGCTCTTGCAACTGTCTCAGCATTCTTCTGCCCCACGCTGGGCTCTGCCCAAGTGTCGCAGCCGCCTGAGCCACATCCCCGCCCGGTTTTCCTCGCCTCGCGTCGTGGCGGCTTAGGGCTTCGGCGAAGTGGTCCAGCATGTCCACGACTCACGTCTCCTGTCGCCTCCGGTCGCCCGTCAGGTGCCGGTGATGCCCGACCATCGCGACGGGCACGCATGCCCGACGAACCTCGTGCGTGATCGGGTTGAAGAAGACGATGCCGCAGACGACCAGAGAGATCACTTCGTGCCTCCCTTCCGCGCCGCCAGCGTCTCGAGAGCATCGACGATCGTCTCGCTGAGCTCGGTGCGCCGGGCGATGGTCTCGGCGGTGTCTGGGTCGACTGCGTGCTCGATCGACTTGAGCTTGGGCCGCACGTACTGGGCCACCTCGCCGTGGCACTTGATGCGGTCGCTGAGGCTGGTGCGGCGGTCGACGGCCACTAGGGCCAGGGACA